CTCTACAGCAGCTCTAATCAGACCTATGAGTGACTCGGTTGCTTCCTGCTCTGCTTTCAAAACGTTTCTTGACGCAGGTTTTGCAATTACCTGAATTTGACCAATTTGAACAACACCGATAGAAGATATATTCAATGACTGACGATCCTTTAATAGTTTAGAATCTTTGAAAGTAGTTAAGACTTTATTTAGAGCATCGGATCTCCTATCAGTTACGATCGCCATCCTAGTACGCGTGACTTGCTTTATTTCGTAACCGAGTCCCTTGAGACTCTTTTCAATCTCTGCATAAGTCATTTCACTCTCTTTTAGGTATTTTGTGAAGGAAAGCATCTAATAAGCCTATAGTTTTCTTTTATTTATAAAAGAAAGAAGAGGCTTTACGCCTCTTCATAAACTGCATTTACTTTCGTTGTAAAGAACGGAGGAGTCCAGCCGTTAAAACCAGATCCTAGGTTCATCTTTCGACAGAGATCCCTTGCTTTTTCTTCGGAACAGCTTAGCTTGATTAGCAAGCCTGTGTCCTTTTCAAGGATATCATAACCATCTTCATGTTTCTTCACGCTGTAGCTCATTGTAGATCCCCTACTTCAAATAGACCTTTTTTACCTTTTGGCTTGATGTCCCACTGTTGACTAAATGTGGACTTGTCAAAAACCGATTCATCACTATCATCGCTACTCTTAAACTTACTATCGTTTCGTTTCTGCTTCTTATCGTCCTGCGGTTCTTTAAACAGAGTCTTTTGTGCGCTCTCTTCAGCATCAAACAGTTTCATCTTCGCTCTGTCAATACCGACAACGAAGCGACGATAGTGGCCTAGATCACCCCAACGGTTCTTCAACTGTTTAAAGATGATCTGACCTCTGCTCTCAAGATCTTCAGAAGTAACAAGACCAAAGATTGCGTCGGCGGTATGAGTGATACCCATAGACTCAGATGTATTCGATAGTTCAACATCTGAGCTATCATACGCGCTACGGTTAAACTGAGATGAAGTAACGATAGCAACGTTGAACTCCATCGCAAGACCACGAACCTCTTCAGCGATAGACTTAACAAGAGTATAGGAATTCGCTGCGGCTGCACCCTTTACTCTTGACGATGCGCAGATGTTAAGATAGTCCAAGAAGATAACATCAGGAACGAAGTTCTTTTTTAGGCGCAACTCGTTTAGCAAGTGTCTGAAATGACCCGCATGCGCAGACGCAGTTGGATATTCCTTAATGATTAACTTGCCAGGAGTCTTACCCTTAAACACGGACATCTTTTTCTCAAATACGTCGAGAGGAAGTTCCTTTACCTCGTCGAGTGTAATGTCCATGATATTCGCGTCGATACGGCGAGCAACTTCTTGTTCAGCAAGTTCCATCGTTACGTATAGGACGTTCTTACCAAACAGAAGACTGGATGCCGCCATGTGGCATTTAACGAGAGACTTACCACCGCCAGTCGTAGCGAGAAGAACAGTCATAGATTTACGAGGAAGACCGCCTTTGGTCACCTTGTTCAACAGTTCGATATCAAACGGAATGCGTTCGTCTCTACGGTGATAGTACTTGTGACGATCTTCCACATCTTCAAGAAAGTCATGACCGATGTTAGTGTCAAAACTAATTCCCAAAGAGTCGGAAAGCAGTTTAGGAATGGCACCCTTATCGTATTCTTTATCCTGACCGTCTAGGATTAGGATTGCTTTACGAATCGAGTTATAGAGATCCTTGTCTTGGCAAAACTTTTCTGTCTCGTCAACTAGGAACTGGCCATTCGTAGTTTTATCTACAACCAACTCGTCAATAAGATTGACTACATCTTTATACGAGGACTCGTTAAGATCCTTTCGCTTGTCAATGTAGATCTTAAGAGCCTCTGTTGATGGAGGCTCTTTGTACTGATTCATATATTCTGTGTATGTTGAAAAGATCTTTCGAAGACTATTGTCGTCGAAGTATTCCTCTTTAATATAAGGGAACACCTTGCGGCAATAGTCTTCGTTGTAGATCAGATTCGACAGAATTGTCTTTTCGATCATTCTTCGTCTTCATCCTCGTAATCGTCATGTTTTACAATTTCGTTTTCGTCTTTTAGAATAACGTTTCCACCAACCGTATACGCGTTCTTGATGAACTCTGCGAAGTTGGTCTGTTTAAACATTGTATCCCAGAACTCTCTACTGTCAACAATTTCTTTTGCTCGAAGAAGCTTTTCACTGATAATTTCTCCAGTGTCTGGATTGACTGCTTCGTACCAACCAACCTTTGGTTTACGAATGAAGCCGCCTTTTTCAGCAACATCGAGTAGACCGGACCATCTTGCGATACCGCCTTCCCAACTCACGCTAATCGGAATCTTTGACTTTTCTTTAACGTGGCGAGACTTCTCGATATTAATGACGAAGTGATAACCCTGGATCTCAGTACCAACCTTATCCTGTTGGCGGCCGATGATCCAAATTGCGTCAGCCGAGTAATAGATACCGGTACCACCACTGACGATGTCTTTAGGAAACAGACCGATCTCTTTGTATGTATGGTTGACCGCAATCAAAGGAATGTCCTTGAGGTTCAAATGCGGAGTCACGATACGGAACAGCGACTTAAGAGCTTTAGCACGAGACATATCGGCAACGGACTTGCCGTCCAATGCGTCTTCGACTTCTTTCTTGGATGCAAGGTTACCAACGGAGTCGATGATGATGATAACATTGTCCTTCTTCTCGATCTTATCTAGCTGCTGAGAGATGTCAAACTTTAGTTCTTCAACGTTCGTGATTGGAGTATGAACGGTTCTTGCCATGTCAATACCAAACGACTCAAAGTAGGACTGAGGAGTACCAAATTCCGAGTCATAGAACAAAAGGATTGCGTCCTTGTTCCGTTCGAGGTAAGCTCCTGCCATAAGCAGAGCAAAAGCAGACTTAAGATCTTTTTTACACGATCGGGCCAATATATTGTCGATTTTTCTGGATTCTTGCAGAGATTATCTAAGAACGGTGTGATAGAATTATATAGTCTATTCAGTCTTTCTTGAAGATCTTCGATCGCGGCTTGACCTTCTGCATGTGCAGACTCAAGCTTAATTGCAGTTTCTTTGACTTCTTCAATCTCATCGTCGATGAAACTAAAACCAAAATCAAAGTCTATGATTTCTTTATTTGCCATGTGTTAACCCTCCACTGAGTGGTAAGAGAGGAGCTTTCGCTCCTCTCCTATCATTACTTTATGAGGTCTCTGAAACGTGCGAGATCTTCGTCATCATCGTCGATGGTATCCATGTCAGATGAAGTCTGCTTCATATCTGGAGCAGGAGCGCTCTTTGAGAAGCGGCTCATGTCAAGATCCTCGTCAACATCGTCGCTTGCGGAGCGCGAAGCATCGACCGAGTCACCAGTGAGGTTAAGAACGCGATGCAGCTTTGCTTTAAGTTCTGCATACGGTTTGAAATGTTTTTCATGGATGATTTCCTGAAGGGAATGTTCATCTTTCCAAACACGTTCGAGTTTTTCGTCATCTTCGAACAGTGGAGCAGGACCGTCGAATTCCGACTTGTCGTAGTTTGCGTAACCTTCAAACTGACGGATCTTGAGACGGAAGCTTGCGCCTTCCCAAAGATCAAACGGATTGATTGGCTTTTCATCTTCAAACTGAGGGTTCATAAGATCGTTGAGTTTATCAAAGATCTTCTTACCGAACTTAAACAGGAATACTTTTCCATCGTTGTCCGGGTTACCGCTGTCTTTAATAACATAGACGTTTGCGATATAATGAAGGCGACGCTTTTGCTTACGTGCCTGTTCTTTATCGGCGTCGACACCAGTGTTCCAAAGCTTTGAGTTAAGCTCGGAGACAGGATCGTCCTTGCCGAGAGTGGTTAGGGAGTTTTCGATATACCACAGACCAGTTGGTCCTTGGAAACCGTGATCCCACAGACGAACGAACGGCATGTCTTCACCACCTGGTGCAGGCAGGAAGCGGATGATGGCAAAGCCGTTGCCCGCTTTATCGCGAGACGGTTTCCAAAATTTACCTTCGTTGGGATCTGAGTAGCTCTTCTGTGCAATCTGCGAGAGCTGAGAGTTCAATTTGTCGAGTGACTTTGAACGGTTGCTTTTAAGTGCGGCGAAATCCACCATATTAGTATCTCCTTATGTGCGATGTATAACATTGTATTGCAATTGCGTGACGGATCACCATCACAATACTATTTATCTTCAAAAAAGTGTTCTTTGACGATTTTCGATAATTTTTTTGTATCCTCTTCCATAAATGGATAATACTTTCTTGA